CACTCGTTGAAACCACATACAAATCGCTGGTAATCTTCACTCTCCATGAAGATCACGCAATCGTCACCGTTGTTGATAAATGCAATGTCCACACCACGTTCTTTTGCGTAGGAATAAACCATACCGCACATGATGAGACAATTTCCAAGCGCAGTGTTCATGTCCCCTGAAAACCTGCGCCCCTTAACTTTATACTTCAACTGACCATCATCACAATAACCTACACCACGGTTGTCGATCTGATAACTTAACAAACGGACCAATTCCTTATCCCCTTTGTACAGCATCTTGTAGAAACTATGCTCCCAAGTGAGCACCTCTGCACTACAGTGCATGTCAAATTTGGTGGCATCTGCACCCACCGCAACTGGATTGTTGAATCGATTCCATTTCCTCTCGATCGCTTGACCGAGCTCCTCCACATTCACCCCTTTGGCAACAACGATGTCGTCATCACCGAACACTTTTCCGATCGCATCATATATGCTGTGTTCAATGTGCTTGATGTAGCACCCAAGACCAATATTGTATACGGGATGTCTGGGCTGGATACACCGAGGCGCTTTCTCGGGATTAACTTTTTCGCACTTGACGAAGGCGGCACTAACTGCGTGGTAGGGCTGTACTCCTATCTCGTAAAACTCCTGCAACGCATTTTCATAGATAGTTCTTTTCCGACCGCGAAACATCTCAACGAAATCTCCCGGAGATAGTTTGGCAGGGGTAAAGGACATGTGTCTACGTAATTTGTTGCGGAATCCATTGAGTTTCTCGAAGACTACATCCTGGTCCACTTTCGGCGGGGAGGCAAAGCCGTCACCCACCTTACAATAGTACATCCGCTCAAGGAGAGCGGCCGCTAGTGTGCGAATATCGGCGTTATTTATTTTAAGGACTCGATTCTCATTCGAAACGCCGATTAAAACGCTCAGAACTCGGGTCCGGGCTTCGGCCTGGCCGTAGGTGATGGTTAAGCCGTTGTGACTCAACTCTGAAGTATGAGACACACCATCCACCATGGCCAAGCCACCTCAACCGCCAT